AATACGCATGCATGTCTTGCTTCTTGAACCTTAAAGTCGTTTGGCAACAGAATGCCAGTTTGGGTTTGTGGGGCCTCTTTGGGTTCTCCCTCTATCTCGATATATCGATTTAATGGTTTAAAACTCACATTTACTCCTATATGGTGCACGTATCATTAGTGCAAAATTTTGTTCCGTCGCCACCTTCTTGAGTTTCAATGCGTGTGACGGGTTTTATATTTTTAATTAACTTATTGTATGTTTCTCTGGAAATTGGTTCATACGGGGCCTGCTTGTATCCTGTCTCCTCATATTTTAGAAAAGAAACAGCTTTCAATCTAGACTCATACATTTCTAGGGCATCTTTAATGCTTTCAGCTTCTTCTGGTTTAAACGTGACAGTAATGGAGACCGAATTGTCTGCCCAATAGTGTTGATATTGTGCAGCTATCTCAAGTTGTTCCCACATACTCACATCTCGCTTGCCTTTAACAAAATACGGCTCATGTACTGGAAATTCCACGCAAACGGTGTTGGGCGAATACACATCTTTCTCGGTTTTATAACCAGCTTCAACAAGAGACTCTACTAATGATGAATCTTTGGAGAAACGAATACGTCTGATATAATATTCATCTTCAGGGAAGTGAATGCCGGGAGTGGAGCCGTTTAAGAGCGAGACTGTTCCCGAAGGTTTAATCGACGTCGTTCGAACAGACTTGGGAATGCACAACCAGTTAGAATAGTGATCGTCTAGTTTTTGAACATATTCATATGCTTTATCGCACCATTCATACATTTCGCGGCGTCCATGCTTGTTAAATGCTTGTACCACTCCTGATTGGGAAAGGCCAATCCGACGGTTCTTGAGCATTTTTGCATTGGTTTCTGGCCAATGAGTATTTGAAAGAGTGATTGTTTTGCCGTATAGGTAAGCTATCTTAAGAGTCCTCAAATAATCTTCCATATCTTCATGTTTTGCAGGAAACGTTTCAACGAGACAACATAATTCAGCATCTTCTAATTGTTGCTCTACGCACGGATTAAAGCCAGCCACATTAACATCATCAAGTCTTTCACCGTCTTTGAAGCGTCCTCGGGTGCGCGCATTATCTAACCAAATATAGCCCGGTTCCCCATTTTTTTGTGATTGGTTAGCGTGCCAACTGTAGTCCATGCCGACAACCGCATTAAATGAATTATTGGAGCCCCACCTATGATGTCTAAGCTTCTCAGAATCGTTTTTCATTTCAAGATAGTGAATATCATCATAGCGCCCCATGGCTAAGGCTGCGGAACGACGGACATTGCCGGCTACCACACAGCGGCCAATTAAATTCTCAGTATCCACAATGTCAACTGATGTAATTGGTTCGCCAACTTTTTTAGAATATAGGTCTGTTAAATTTTCGTGAAGCTCTTTGAGGGGTCCATGGCCCGACGAGGTGCCGCCAAAACCTTTAATCAGGGCCCCTTCGGGTCTAATTGCTGAATAGTCAAACTTAGGCACCTTGTTGCCAAAGAAAAAACCGTTGAGAAGAGTTTGGACCGAATCGACCCAGCCTTCCCTCGAATCATCAATAATTAAAGTATCGTTGGTATATTGAGGCTCACAAATTGTGAGTGAGCCCGCACCTTCAGTATCAAAACCAACACCTATGCCCACCATAAGTGCGTCCATCATCCAAGCAAAAAGATAGCCCCCTTTTGTTGATAAATCGCGAGTTGATCTAAAAGCACAATTAAACAAACCGGCGGCGGTTCTCTCTTCAATAAACTTGGTTCCCATCATCCACAGGCCGCGGCCGGGAGGGGTCCATTTTAAATTAAACAATCGATCATACGCGTCTTTCGCAGTTTTCTGTGCCTTGTTATCGTTCCACTCTAAACCAAGCTGAAAAACATGTTGCTTCTGCATGTTAAACATTCCTTCGACAACGCGACGACAAGTTTGCCACCATTCCTCCGAACCAGAAGCTTCTGGATCAAACTCGTTTAAGCGACGAGCGTAGGTTCTCTTAAATGTTACATAACCGAGAGGGCCCCAAGGAACTTCAGCATCTTTGTAAGGTTCCACAAACGTGTCTGAAAGTCTAAATCTGCGTATATTATCGATTGTTCTCATTATAAATTATTTCCTTCTTAGTTTGGTATATTTCTCTTTGAGTAACTGCTTTTGATGCTTACTGTCCAAAGCTACCGGCGCAGTCACGACACCAGCAGGAGTGTTTTGTTGTTGTGGCATTTTTGGCATTATTTTTATATTAACATTGGATGTGTCCATAAAAATATTATATATCATGCCATCCGGACCGTTTCTGTTTTTGGCAATAAAAATCTTGCCTTGATTGTTCTGTTTGTCCTCAATCGTGCGCGATACTGAAAATATAAAGTCAGCAACGAAACATTTGTTAAAAGCTTCTGAAATTTGTTCCATAGTGATCACTTCAGCGCTGAGACCCGATCTATTGGTTTGTGAAGCTGTCCACACTGGGCATTGGAATTCTGTTGATAAGGCTCTCAATTCTTCGTAAATAGATCCTAACTCTTCTCTTTTTTCTTTTCTATTTTGCACTGGTTTTAGTAGATCTGCATAATCTACGATAACCATTCCAGGAGTAATACCCCGCTTAACAAGCCGAGAAAGATGTGCTCGGATTGTATTTGTGGAGGCAGATTTAGTCGGATACTCTTTAACAATAAGTGATCCTTCAATGTCTTTAATTTCTTCATAAATTTCCTCTTTAAAATTAATTATATCAGATAATGGATAGCCAGTTATACAACTATCGTATCTTGTTGCAATAACAGTGTCTTGCAACTCCAAAGTATAATGAACAACTGTCTTGCCTTCTTTAAGTGCTTGGGCGCCCAAATGTACAAGAACCATAGACTTGCCGGCGCCTGTGGGTGCTATAACGACCCCCAATTCGCTCTTGCCTAAGCCTCCTCCAGTGATCTTGTCCAAATCACTCCAGCCGGTAGTGACAGGTCTGCGAAACTTGGGCATAAACCGTTCTTCAAAGTCTGCCATATAGTCATAGCCAAAGTTATTCTCGGAACCAAGCTTAAGTGCGTCGTTAATAACTTTTGAAATCTCATCAAATGAGCAATTTTGAAGTAAACCCACCGAAGTCATCATGGCTTCTTTCAAGTTTTGTTTTCTGCAAAAATCAAGCGATACTTCTTTGATATAGTCAATATCAGTTAGCTCTCTTTTATGCATGCGTGCAAAATAATCTTGCACTTGTTCTGTAACTGTCTCTTCTTCGTCATCAAGTTCTGTCTTGATTATTGTCAACATTGCATCCACTGAGGGATGCTTGCTGTAACGGTGTCGGAATTGTAGTATCTTTTGAAGAAAGATTCGCAGATATTCCAGTTCGATAAAGTTAGCGTCGAGCACTTCTGTGATCTGGTCTGCGAATGGTCGGTCTTCAAAGATAAGCTGAACTAGTCCCTCTTGGAAGGCTTTTCCATACCTTCCGAAGTTTACTTTTTCTGCTTTCATTTGTGCCCTCGCGTAGTGTTTATAAGTATAACTGAAATGTCCGTAAAGTCAACAACAAAATTAGAATATTTCTGTTGCGTCGTCAAGGCACTCGATTGAAATCTTGTTTAAGTGTGTCTTAAGATCTTCCCAATTTAGCTCACCAAATCCATCTTCGCGCATGAGCTTGATAATCTCTGTTTTGTTAAAATCGCACTCGAAATTTTCTACAGATTCTTTTACAAAAGTTTTTGCCTGCACTGACATTTGTGGTGCATACAATTGCATCATTTTATAATTGTGTTCGATAAGGTTTTTTGCCTCAACAACATTAGAGTAAAACTTTAATTTACTATCTTCTGATTTTTCTTCGCAGTGTTCGATCACATCATCGATTGTATATGTTTTCTCTTCGGCCAAAAAACCAATACGCTTAGCTATCGTTTTGAAACCTGCCCCTTTCACTCCCGGAAGATTATCCGACGCATCGCCGATGACGGCGCGCGCTAGTGCCATATTCGTAGGGTGAACACCGGTTTGTTCAACAATTCTCTTCGAATTGAGGAACTCATCTTTCACCGGTCTCCACAAAACCGTCGTGTCATCGCATATTTGCATAAAATCTCTATCGTTGGAGACGATGATCTTTTGCCAATCATCAAAATAGTCGAGAGAACAAACGTAAGAAATAACATCATCTGCTTCGATCTCAGGGAGCATTGTTTGAATGATGGGCATGTTATTAAGATACTCTACAACACGACCTTGTTGCCAAATTTTATTTTGCAATTCTTCGTCATCAGTAAGATTGTGGACAGATCTGTTAAGGCGAATTGGCTTGCGGCCGGCCTTATAATTTTTATCCATAGTTTTGCGCTTTTTAGATCCATTAGGACCATCCCAACATACCACAACAGCATTGGGTTTTGTTTGTCGCACAAGTTTCTGAAGGATTTTAATGAATCCCTTAAGTCCTCCGATTGGATCTCCGTGGGTGGAAACCGACGGGTCGACAATGTATGCCCTCAAATATGCATTCAATGCATCTACAATTAATACTCGTTTCATACTGCCATCCTTTGTTGTTTATTCATTATATCACGATATTCTAACAATGCAAGCTCTTTGTGCTTGGCTTCGATCATAACATCCAGATCATGACCGTAATCACTGAATGGATTGCGGATCATATCTGAGTGTGCTTGAGGTTTGATCTTGGGGTTGTTGTGCTCAATAGAGCGCGATTCTGCGTAGTGCACGACTGGTTTGATATCCCCCCACGTAGACAAGGCAAGTTCAAGTGCATCTTGTTCGGACTGACCGCCGGGGTGCAGCATATGGTGATGATAGTCAAACACAATCGGGATGCCGATGCGCTTGTAAACGCCGTCATACAATTCTTTGGTAGAGTATAACGAAGTTTTGTCATCGTTCTCGACCGTGAGTCGTGAACGCACATTGTCAGGTAGGCGTTCGAAGTTGCGACAGAAGTTGTCGAGAGCGAACGGCTTGTCGCCATAAGCAGCACCGACATGAATATTGAGTTTAGCATAGGGTGTCTGCGGCAGACCGATAAGGTCGAACAGATCGCCGTGGACTGACAAGTCAGTCTTGGTAAGCTGAAACACGCGCTCTTTGGGTGATGCCAGTTTATTGAATGGCCCGGGATGCGATGTGATGCGCATACCGTGCTCACGGGCAAAGTTGCCTGCGGATAAGGCGGCGGCATGGATAGCACCGTAGTTAGGCATTTCAGTCAAATCATACTCACTTGCCCACGGCACAATGTCAGACGACAGCCGATAGAAGTAAATATCGTTTTCTAGATTCCACTCTAGAATCTTACGCAGGTCGCGTAAATTTTGGAGCGCAAGCTCCGAAGCATAATCAATGCCGCGTTCTTGGAACGTGCGTTTGATCATAGTCCTGTTAGTTGTGATGCGTTGCGACTTGGGGCGATTTGAAAACCCCATGTTGATGCAAGCATAGCCGTAGTTTCGCATGAAAAACCCTCCTTCATGATTATATCTTATTATAACCAATCCGGAGGGTAAAGTCAAGGATTATTTTTATTCTTTTACGGGAACAGTGAGATCATCAGGATCTTCATAGTATGAACTAGCGTCACCCTCCCTCTTATCAAATTTTTGAACAATTTCTTCATCCATGATCTTGATAACATTGCGCCTGAATTCTTCATCGCCAGTAACCAACTCGGTCCACTTAGATGGTTGAAATTTTTTCGTATAACCATCTGGTGTAGACAACGTATACCATGCACCAGCGGAACTTAAGCTTTCTGCTCCCTTAATTGCGTCAAACCAGCTTTCTTCGTCGCGAATACCAATCTCTTCTGTGCCCCACAAAATTCGAAACGCGCATGAACGTCCTTGCGATCCAAAGCGTGATTTCTCCAATTTTACCTTAACCTCGGATCCAATCCTAAAGCCTTTTTCATCTTCAATAAATGATGATTTAGCCTTGCGGCCGGTTAACCAGATACGAAGTGAATAAGCGTAATGCATCGCCTTTCCGCCGGGCGTGATATACGGTGTGGTCATTGCAACAATTCTAGAATTTGGCCCTTGGGGAATATTTGTCTTCAATTGATTCAGGACAATAAAAGTTGCCTGCTTGTCTGCTAGTGGGATGGTCAATTTCGACATGCCCTTGGCCAAAATGCGAGCCTTAACAGCCATCGAAGATTGTGGATTAAAATCTCCTTCTACATCAGAAATCGCCGGCGTAAATGCCAAAGAATCCCAAATAAACACAAACTTCTCGTCGGTAGCACCGAGCAACTCTTCAATAGTCTCCAAAACAAACTCGACAGAGGATGCTTGAACATACATTAATCGCTCTAAATCACACCCAGAGCGTTCCAAAAAACTTGGGTCGATTGCTGATTCGGAATCAAAATATACCACAAGCTTACCCTGCTTCTGAGCGTTTGCGGCAATCTGTGCTGCCATATATGATTTGCCTGTCGATTCGAGGCCGGCAATCTCGGTCACTTTGCCTACTGGGATACCAGCAACCTGTCCCTTACAGATAATAGAATCGAGCCAGCGAGATCCAGTTGGGATCCATTCCTTAACGGAGGTTGGGTTGTCGCCAGTTAAATCATGGGCGACATGTCTACCTGCTTTTTTATTAACTAATTTCATCAGATCTTGCATATCTACACGACCTGCCTTTGGTTTTGTTTTTCTGGCCATTAGCCCTCCATAAAATTAAAAGCGGCAGACTTTACACCGGTCTGCCAGCGGCTTTAGTTACGGACAGATTTCGCCTGTCGTGACATCAGTTGTAGTAGTTGTGTTTTCTGCTCCTTCGTTTTCGCCAGTGGCGGTTTCCGAAACAGGTGTTGTTACAGGCGATGCAACTGTTTCAACTGGTACAACAGTTGCCTCAGATGTTGCCTGTGGATCATAGGAACAAGTTCCATACGCAGTAGCTACGACGAGGACGCCTCCTACTACAGTTACGCGAACTTTCCAACTAGCCCACGCAGATTTCAACCATTCTAACATGTTATGTCTCCTTCTATTAGAAAATTATGGCAGAGTATTTTCGATCCCGCTCTGCCATCGGTATCACAAGAACCTACTTACTTTAGCCACTCATTAGTTCATCAAATGCTTGGTCAACACTGCTCTTACCGTTGGCGGGACCATATTTGGCTGTAGTAGATGAGCGACCTTCGGCTGAAGTATCACCCGAAAGTTGCTCGTCCAAGATAGCACCTACTTGTTGGGCACTAAGACGTTCGAAAAGACCGTCAAAGTCTGGCATGCGATCGAGGAGGGCGGGGATCGCTTCTGCGTCTTCCAACAAGGTGGATGTGTTACGGCGCATCTTGAGGCTCGTTTGTGGATATGCACCCGGCTTATTAGGCTTGGTGTAAGTGAGAGTGATATCTGTTCCCTCCTTGGAGTCTGTGATATCACCATATTCTGGATCGAGAATATATCCAAGAAGAAGTTCATATGCCTGCTTACCGTAGCCATAAACCTTGATTCCTTCTTCTTCTCGACCTCGCACAACGACTGGTGAGAAGTAGCGGGTTCGCACAAAGAGGCTCTTAGCAAGCTTCTTGCTCTCATCGTCATTGTTGTCAACTCCTTCACGCCATAGTGAAGAAGCGAATTCGCAAATTGGGCACTCATCACCGAAATTACGCTTCGGACAAAGAACGCCTCCCTTGTGCTCACCCACATTATAGTGGAAGAACATTTCCTTCAAGGGGTCGCCGTCGTTGGTTGGCACGATACGAATATCAGTGTCTCCCTCGTCTGGCTTGAACCAAGGTGAATTAGCATCCTTGGATCCCTCACCACGAAGTGTGGCAAGTTTCTTTCTCATTAGTTCCATATTGATTGACATTAGTTTTTTCTCCTATTTGTTTGTAAAGTATACTATGCGTTCCATAGTATCTAATGTATCACCCTTGCTCTAGCTTGTCAAGGGTTTTTTT